CTTGTAGCGGTTACACCAGAGCGAGCACGGAAGCGAGAAACTTCACGCTGTGCTCTTTGTTGTGAAGCAAGTATTGCCTCTGGAGAGCCTTCAATAACAGCACTCAATGCTTCTTGTTCATTATATGTTGTGCCTTCAATTTGGCTCAAGCGTTGTTGTTCTTTACGAAGTTCTCCTGCTTGACCAATCTTTGCTTGCATTTGAGCCTCAGTTAATTTAGCGTAAGGTTCAGTACCAACAATATTTTCTGCAGTAGCAGCAGTAATATCTGGCATCCTAAATCCAGCAGCACGGCTTAAACCTACAAAGGTTGCAGCCTTAGCCTGCTTTTGAATTAGTGACAAAGCCTTCTCTGGGTCAAGAACATAGGCTGTTAAATCACCTTCGCCTATGGCGTAGAGGTCTACTAATTGTTGTTTAATTGATGAGTTAAGGGTACGAGCCAAATCTTGACCTACCTGTAAGCGGTCTTGATATTCTTTAGCAGATACTTGCTTAGCAATTAAGTTACCAAAGTCTTCTGGGTTATCGTAGAAACCTTTTGGTAAATCAAAAAATCTAGCAGTTTGTATCATGGCATTTTCTATGCGGGTGTACTCATCTTCACTAATAGTACGACCTACTTTACGCAACCCTTCCATGCCAGGAAAGCGTGTTTTGTATGATGGTTGGTCATACATACCCAACAAAATCATTTCTTCAGAAGTGTCTTTTAAAATTTCTGCATCAATATAACTAGCAAGTCCTTCAAGTTTGTAAGGTGCTAACATAGCAGTTAACTTATCTTTAGCCTTGATTTGAGAAGCAACTTTTGCTGCTTTTGCTTCTGCTGCTTTATCGGCTGCTGCTTGTTTAGTTGCAGCATCAAACTTAGCCTGTTGTGCAGCAAGTGCATCAGAAATCATTTTTTGAACTTGGTCTGCTTGTAAACCTTGTTGCATTGGTGGAATAATTGGTTGTTTTACAACTGCTTCTCTTTTAGTGGCTTTATTAGTAATTGGGTCATAATCATAGCCAAGGGCATCGTAATCTTTTGTTATCTTATCTAACGCTTTATCAAGACTACTTTGTGCTGCGGTTAAAGTTTTAAAAGCAGTGGCACCTAGTGGAGTACTTGTATCAATATCAGATATTTTTCCAGTAGCAATAGGTTTTTGGGGAGTAACACCAGCACCTTGTAAAATTTGCTGAGTTTGTTGTAATCCAGTATCAGCAAGTACATCAGCAAAGGCTTTACGGACTGCTGCTTCCTCTTTAGACATTTTTTTAGTAGCCATTATTTTAAGTACTGCATCCTTCTAAGCACATTGGCTCCTATTCCTTCATAGGTACGAGTAGCATTTTCAGTGTACTGCCAACGCTCATCTGCTTTAATAAGTTTCTCTGCATCCCATGCAGGGCGTTGTACTACCTTGCCAGTTTTCTCATCTACCATGGTAAAGATTTTTCCATCTTTCCATAGTGGGTCATTCCAATCTAAAGTATCTTCATCTACTTCAAGTAGGTCAGCCCATTTCTTGCGTTGCAATGAAGTTACATCCCATAAAGTACGACCAGTAGCAAAGTCATCGGAAAAGAATGGATATAACAAAGCCTGTTGGTCAGCAATTTCTTTTTTAATTGCATCATCAGTTGTTTTAACTCTTATGCCTTGTGGTGTTACGGTTCCAATAAGTCTGCTTAAATAGTTATTAGCAGTAGTTTGGCTTATATCTACACCCATTAATTTACCATAGGACCTAATATCATTTATCTTAGATTGATATAGTCCGCCACCAGATTTAGAAATTATATCTGAATTGCCAATGATAGTATTTTCAATATATGTAGCATCCCAACCATTTAGGAAAGATGCTTCAGCAAGGCTGCTTAAATATGACCCAATGGTAGGGTCAGAGGCATTAAGTCCAATACCGTTGGCTACACCAGATACTGTAATTTTATATTCGTTTAATTTATTTTGATACCAGTTTTCACCGTATCTATATCTGCCTGCAAGATTAGCAGCAACTGTTGGACCTTTGCTTAGGTACCAATCACTGCTACTAATCATATCTGCAATAGCATCTGCAGATTTAATAAATTCACCAGTTATTGGGTTTCTTACAGCATCGTAAATAGCCTTTAGTTGTGGCTCATTTTTTAATAAGTTAATAATCCAAGTTGCTATAGGAGGTGTTTTTTCAGCCATTAGCCTCTAACTCCTAACGCTTTTTCAAGAGCAGAACCAAAAACGCTTGCTGTTTGGAACTCTGCATAAAGTGGGTCTTCTTGAGCACGCTTCTTAATTTCGGCTGCAGCCTCTGCCTCTCCAAAACCAGGAGTTGTAACAGTAACTCTTTTGCCACCAATAGTTTTAGTTTCAGTTTTTGTAGGCTTTTTAAGTTGTTGTTGCTTAACAAACTCTGCAAACTTTTCTGCTTGTTCATCATCAACAATAGTGCCAGTATATGCTTCTATGCCTTGTTTAAACAAAGCCTTAGAATTTTCAGCCTTCATCAACTGTGTCTGGTATGAAGGTCCACCAGAACCACCACCCCATAATCCACGCTGGATATTTAACAAATCATAAGGGCTAAGTTTTTGACCAACACGATTATTTTCTAGGGATAGTTGACCCCATGTTTCCCATTGTTTTTTTAATTCAGAAATACCAGCATCAGCGCTAACAACTCCAGAATCTACAAGAGTTTTCTTCCAAGCATTTAACTCGGTTGGATTGGCAATAGGAAATTGTTGCTTCCATTCTGTTAATGATATGACACCTGATTCAGCGGCAGTAGGTTTTCTGCGCCGTGTTTTAGTTTCGCCACCAACATATACGCCTACATTTCCCATGGCTGGTAACATGTTTGCACCAAAAATTGCTTGAGCATTAAAGTTAGGATTCTTTAAAATTTGTTGCCCTGCCTGAGTATTCAATAATGCTTCAACATCAACTCCAGTTGCTTCTAATTGAGCAAATTGCATTTGTGCATTTAAATTTGTTTGTTCTTGTAATGCTTGCTCTTGAGCAGCGGTTTGTTCTTCATCTGCGCCAAATAGGTCAGTTAGAATATTAATTCCAGTAGCGGCAGCAGCAGCGCCAATAACCCTTTTAGGAGTAATTACTTTACGCTTTTTAACTACTTCACCAGCAACCTCTGCACTTGTAGTTTTTGCCTTGCGAGCGCTTACAGCCTTGGCTAAACCTTTAACAGCCTGAACACCTGCTTTTGCTGCAGTGCCAACACCTGCTGCAATGCCTGCTTCACGGATTTCTGTAAAGCCTCTTTCACGAAATAATGTTAATTTTTCTGGGTCGTCAAGGTCTTTGAGAAGACCGCTTAATTCATCTTCCGAAAACATATCTTTGTAGTTAGGAAATTTATCCTTAATAAGTTCTAGTTTTTCTTTATTGGTCATATTCCTATCCCAAGGTCACAGGGTCGTTTTGTAAAAAGCGGTTGAAAAAATCTTCAAACTCTGGCGAACCAGTTTTTAATTGATATATCACTGAGTTCCAGTATCCATCTAAATCAGCATTATCTTTTGCAGCAAGTGTAGAAGGTGCACCGTAAGCCTTACGAGTTTCTAACTCACGGGCTACTTGTCCTCTTGCTTGTAGGTAAACAGCCATGGCTTGTACTACTTGACGATTACCATTATCTGCCATCCAGTTTGGATTAGATAACATACTACGCATAGCCTGCATCCTATAAATCCACTTGCCTCTATCCACATTTAGATAATCAGCCTGCCAGTCAGAGTTTCTTTGTGACAAGTCAGCAATCATTAATTGCTTAAGAGCCTGTAATTCTTCAGCACCTGATTCTGTATATGATTGATAACCCTGTGCTTGCAGTTGTGAGTCTAGTAAGTTCATGTTCTTGCGGAACTCAATCCAGCCAACTTTAATATTAGCATCACGCTTAAGTTGTGCAGGGTCACGCCGTTCACGGAATTTATCAGTTGAACCAGGAACTGGTGCATTTCCATATTGCCATGCGTATACAGCCTCTGAAAAGTCATATTTGCCATCTGGGTCATTAACTAAAAACCCAATCATTTCAGGTGATGTCTGACCAATTTGACTTACCAAGTCGCTATATTTTTTGATATTACCAAATGCTTTTTGTGATGCTTGAGCGCCAGTTGGGTTGAAAGAAGCACTAACCAAGGCTGGACCCATTTCTGGGTACATTTCAAGGAACAACACTTCAGCATCTCTACCATAAACATCCTGTAACTTACGGAATTGTTGTGAGTAGAAACTTAGTGGTGAATCATATTGAGCAGCAAATGGCATTACAAGGTTAGATAGAATACGAACCTTATAGAAGTCATTGGTTAATTTAGATACTTCTTCAAGGCTTGGCATCTTTTCACGCTCGCCCAAGTTATATTTAATTAACTCATAACGATAAACAGTATTAAATGTACGACTCCATAGTTCATCCTGTCCTGCAACAGATGCAAGTTTTTGTGCTGCAGGTGGAAGCAACTGGCGTAGCACGCCTTCTTGTGTACCAAAAGGTAATACTGGAAGAACTGAGGATGTAAATATATCTTCTAAATCTGGCTTAGCCTTAACCAATTCATTAACTGGTAGAACTACTAAAGGACCAAATCCTGCTAGGTATTCACCTTGGAATAGAACATCAAGGCTTCGTACTGGAATAGATACCTGTGTACCAGTGGCACGGATGGCAGCAGCCATGCCTTTGCCCCATACTGGAATCTTCTCAATAGTACTTATTGCACCCTCTGACATAGGCACAACAATCTTATTGTCATAAGAAAATTCATTTGTTTGGTTGCCATCTTTATCAATAATATTTGGTTGATTGCGAAGCGATGAAACCACTTGTCCAGCACGGGCAACAACTGCAGGGTTTTCGCTGGCAAGTCCACTCCAACGGCGAATGGTATTTTCCCATGCGTTAAAGAACGGCATAATAAACCGCATCTTTTCACCTGCATAAGACTTGCGAATAATCGTAAATAGTGTTTTGTTAACTTCTTTACGAGTACTTTCAATTACATCTTTGCGTAGGTTATTAACCTCATCTACAGTTAATTCAGCCTTTGCGTTACCAGTGTTTAAACGCTTAGTTGATAATGCGGTATCAAGTCTGTTTTGATAATCTGAACGGTATATTGCTCTAGCCAGTGGATGACGAGCAAGGGTTGTTTCAGGTAATGAGCCAAGAAAGTAAAATGCTTTGTCAATAACCTTAGCCGTAGCATCCATAATGTTACGAGCCTGTGGGCTGGTTGGAACAATACGACCTACAATATCTGGTAATTCAGTAGCATTTTTAAAGTGGTTACGCAACCATATTTCAGTTACTTGACCAGTACGAAATGCCTCTTGCATTTGTGTATCTGGTAAGTATCTATTAAATGCACTATATAAATCACCAACAAAATCTTCTGCTTCTATACTTGCGTTTAAACGCTCTGATGGTACTTTAATACCAGGAACATCAATGTTAAATCTACGGGCATAACCTATATTTTCTGGTTTACGCAACCATTTAACTATTTCCTCTGGGCGTGCACCATTTAACATTTGTTCAACTAGTGGGTCTATACGACCATCAGGAGAACGGAAAAAAGTATTAAGTTGATTAGCCCAACCAGAATAGTAATCTGGCATATTAGGGGTTAGTACATCTTCAACAAAGTTATTATGTTCAGCAGCAAAAAATTGTGATGGGTGGTCTACAAACCTACGGTATGAGTCTGTATTGTCAGTACGGTCATATAGAATCTGACCTAACTCACCACGGAAAGCATCATCAATTTCTACTTTAGTACCATCATAAAGAGTTACAATTCTACGACCTGTGCCCTGTATTTGTTTAGGCGCACCAATACGGGCTTCTTCAACAACACGAGCATCTAGTTTAACAAGTAAGTTTTCTAAATTCTTTTTAGAGGTAGCCTGCATATCGGCAGCCTCACGAACAACTTGTGCTAAACCTGCGGTTGGATATTCTCGTTTACTGGAGAGGGACTCGGAGAGTTCTGCAATGCGTTCTCTAGTGCTCTTGCCGCTAAGATTTGGGCGAATTCCTTGCGCTCTTGCGGTGACATTTCCGACACTGGCTTGGGTGCCTTGACCCAGTGCAAACCTTGCGGTTGCTCTTTCATCGCCTGTTCCTCTCGTTACGATAAATGCGTTATCCCAGTCACCTCTAGTAATAGCAGCCAAATCTGCAATCGCTTTTTGGTTTCTTTCTACGCCAAGTTTAACAGCCTCGGCACGGTCCATAATAACATTAGTTGGCTCAGCCCAGATATGTGGCACGCCGTCAATATCTTCAACCCATGTACCAAAGTGGTCTGCTTTACCAAACTTTTCAAGGTTCTTTTCAAAGTGTGCTGCTACTGAATCAATCCAACCTTGTGGATTTGTTGCAGCATCTTCTAAACGGAAGGTATGGGTAGCACCACGAATGGCTACTGAAATACCTGTAGTTGGTACATCGCCTGAAAAGTCAAATGTACCACCTTGATTTTTAATGGTACGCTCAATAATACTAAGCATCCTTGGTTCATTACCAAGTATTTGTTGTTGTCTTTTAACAGAATCAAGTCTGCGTTGAGTAAGAGTTACAAACGGACTCTGACCAAAACCTTCTACCATTTCAGGGTCTACAAGAACTGTAGCCCTACCATTAGCCTTATTATCAGGTAAAGTTACTTTGCCAATTCCATTGGCACGCATCCAATCAAGAAGTGCTTTTTCTTTGCCTTCCCATGCAGCACGGTTACGAGGTGTACCTTTTTCAATACCAAGAACAGTTTTAAGTTCTGGGTAATCAACAAGGTTTAAACGAGGGCTGCGTAAGTTTTCTGTACGAAGGTCAACTTCAAGTCCATAAACCTTTTGTCCAATTATTGCACCTTGATTACCAGGCTTACGGATTCTAAATTCTGCGGTAGTGAGTAACTTTTGAGATACTGTATTTGGGTCAACAGTTGTCCATCGACCAGTTTGTGGGTTTAGTACCTCAACAACATTTCCATTATTTACAGTATTAATAAATCCTTCACGCATATCTGCACCAATGGTTTGCATTGATGGTGATACTTGGCGCTTAGCAACTTTAGGTGTAATTGCTTCTAAAGTTATTACTCTAATTGGTTCATTGCCAAAACCAAAACCCATAAATGGAATAAATTCTGATTTAGCAACTTTATATTTTGTACCTGCTGGTAAAAGAACTTCTTCTTCTCGCATAGCATGTGCTGATTCGCTTGAACGAAGTGTTTGTTGATATGAATTAAACGGGGTAAAACCTTCTCGTTCACTTCTATAAACTATATTTTCATTAAAGTCATTATATGTTTGTTTAATATCTAAGCCAGGGTGACCTTTAGGTAAAGCAATTTTGTATACTACTGGCTCGCCACCTTTATAGTTAGCAAACTTTACTGCTTGAGTACCACTTTTACTTGTAGATACAAAACCTTTATCTTCAACAATGTCGCCAACACTTAAAATTCTATCGCCAAATTCAGCATTTGCAGTTGAACCACGATAAACAACTGTCGGTTTTTTAATAACACTTCGTTGAATTGCTCGCTGTAATACTGATGGAAGTTTTAAATCATAAGGGTTTAAATCTTGTGTTACTTCTAAACCACCCCTTAATTGATTTTGTTGGGTGCTAAAGTTTCCACGAACATATTTTTGAACTTGTCTAAAATCACTTTCTGGCATTTGGGCAAAAACTTTTGGAGTGCCAATTTCGCCACCAGGAGCAAGTTCTAAATTCTTAGGTAATGGATAAGCACGACCAGTTAAACGCTTGTATATTTCAGATGCAGATATTCTAGGCATACCAGCCTCTGCATACTGCTCTGCAATATCTTGACTATATGACATAGCCAATGGTCTGTTTTTATCTAATGCTTTAATTGGTGTGGTAGAGCCATGGTATAGATATTGACCTGTTAGATACTCAGAAAGTTCAAGTAATTCTTTGTATTGAGCCTCGTTTAATTTACCCTGCAAGAATAAACGCTCTGCTGCTTGGGCATAAAGACGAGCCTCATTAATAACTTTTTCAGTAGCAAAAATCTCAGATTGAGTTTCTGCAAGAGCACGGCGAATTTGAATTGAATCTTCACGCAAACCTTTATTTACTAAAGTTCTATCTGCAAGACGCTCTATGCCTTGAACTCGGTTGTTATACCAAGACTTAAATCCATCTCGGTTTAAATCACCAAGGGCTAATAAACCATAACCTTTACCAAGAATAGAAAGTGTCGCTTCGCTAACATTTCGTATGGTGTAGCCAAGGCGTAGAAGTACTGAAGCCTTCCACATATCATTTAAAATACCAGTTACATAACGCATTGAATCGGGGTCTATGATTTCACCCTTACGACCTATTGACTTTAGTACACCCTTATTTGCTTCAAGTACACGAGCATAGTTTTCTAGGTCTACCATTGGTAGTGCGTTAGCACCTTGGCGTTCTAGGTAAGGAATCTTAAGAATAACATCATCATTGGTCATCAAGAACTTACGGTCACGAATAGTGTCTAACGCAGTTTGACGGCGGGATTTATATTGATTCCAAATAAACAAACCTTGTTCATCAGTTAATCCAAGTTTTCTATTAACTGCACTAACGGCTAAATCTTCAAAAGATACTGCAACTCTTGAGCGTAATTCTGGTAAACCACCAGCACGAAGGTATGCTGTTGTGTGTTCATTAACTACTGGTTGTGCTATTTCTGGACCAACTAAACGGCGAAGTTGCTCGCCAAAGGCTCGCATTTCTGAGAATGAATCAGAGTCGTTAAAGTTAACATAACCTGCTGGCTTTTCTTGAAAGGTATCGCCAATTTTTTTAATACCAAAATTTACAACCGCAACAAGTGGGTGATACTTAGTTGGTTGTATAACTCCAACAGTTGGAAACTTAGTAGGTTGGTCTATGCCTTTAATTCTTGCTGCTTTGCTTTCAGCACGGCTAATAGCCAACTTTTCAAATACTGGCTTACCAAATGTACGCTTACTTAAATCTGCAGGTTTTGCGTTAAATGACTTAATCATACGGTAGTATGGGTCAGCCTCAATTTGCTTTACTAACTCAGTGGCTGTATCTAGTTTATTAACATCATCTACAATACCATTGGTAGGTACATTGTCTAAAACTCTTTTATCTAAATCTGTTGTGTCAGCAATTTTATCAAATACAAATGCTAAGTCACGGCGTTTTGCAATTAAACGAGCAGCAGCAGAACCTACTTCTTTATTTGTACCAAGACGAGCAGTTGCAACCAAGGTATCGGCTACATCATCTACAGTCTTTGCTTCACCTAGCAAATAGGCTAAAGTATCTGAATCGTTAGATTGCTGAACCATTGGATGGTTACGGATAGAAACTCTATCTGATTTGGCAAACCAAGAAAGCGTAGTATAAAGTTCGCCGCCTTCTTCACGACCTTCGTTAATTGTCTTAGCCAAAGTTTGCGGAGATATAACTCTTACTGAACGCAAAGTTTTTGGCATTAAAAAATCTTTTAATAATCTATTTGCATTTGTATCTGTCGCACCTAATGGGCGAGTAACAACTGCTTTACGAGCAAGACCTGCTGCTTTACCCAATTTACCAAGTGGGTCAGTTACTGTTGTAAAAAATGTGTCGTAGGCACCACTAAGACTTTTAGCAGACCAATCTTCATCAAATACTTTACGGTCATTTGGGTCAAATATATTAAAATCACCAGCAGCCAGTTCATCAGGACCTAATAATCCAAAGGACCATTTAGATTGCAAGTATGATAATGCTTGTCCTGGGGAAATTTCTTCACGATTTTCCCAAGCCTTTTTAGCATCGGCAGTACCAAGAGTTGTTAGTGCTGCAGATAATGGTTCTCGTAAGTATCTACCACCAGTTTCATAAGAAAGCATTGCTGCTGGTAATAAAACCTTTTCAACTGCTGCACCAACTGGCTTACGAATTGGATAAGTTGATGCCATTAATGTAGTTCTAAAAGCGTTACCCGCAAAGTTAAACGCATCGCCTACCCAATTTTTATCATTGGATGACACAGAAGCAAGGTCAAACATCATTGATGGTAAGCCAATATCGTTGGCAAACCCGTTACCTTGCAGTTTTTGCGCTGCGTTTCCGAGTATGTCGCTAAAACTCATAGTACGCTCTTTAAGTACCTTACATAATTACGATAAGAGTTAGAGGTAGTTGGTAATTCTGCAAGTACTGCTAAATATGGAAGTGCTTGACGCATACGGTCAGCGTCTTCACCCATGGCAGTTTGGTCTGTAGCGTACATGCTATCAAGTCCTTCAGTTGCACCCATGCGTACATCTTCATCAGGGCGCATTGTTGGTGCAGTTAAAGATACAAACGGTTCTTGTCCAGTGGTGCGAAACGAACGATTTGCTGATGGTGATTGTTTAATTGCAGGATTTTGACCTGACATTGCAGCACTTGTTTGTAAATCATAAAAATCTTGTGCACCATCAATGCCTGCTGTATAACGAGCAGGTTGTCCATTGGTACCAGCGCCACCAGTTGCGGACACTTGGAAATTTTCGTTTTTAGCCTTAGCCATGTTTCCTCCCACCTAAGTTCGGATATTTAATATTATGAGCAGTTTTGAAACATGCTCAGGTTTTTTAATTACTTACTGCGTGAACCACGAGTTCCGCTTGGATTGCTTGAGAAATATGTCTTGCCACCCTTTGATGATGCTTTCTTAGCCAACATTGGTTTTTGGGTTGGAGCCTTGCCTGCTGAACCTTGGTTCTTAGGCTTCTTTCCTCCTGATAGGGACTTCTTCATTTATTCACCCCCTTACGCAACTGGTAGTCGTCTTACGAGGGAAGCCTGAAGATTAGGTTCACCTCTTTGCGTTAAACTTGCTAAAAGCGATTGAACATCTGGGCGACCACCTGGAGCAATTTGTCCAGGAGCAACACCTTGCATACGACCAGTTTCACTTAAACCCATTGGAAGTTGCCCCTCACCTGGAGGGACCGCACCTGCCTGCCCAAGAAGTTCGGGACTTACGCCTTCAGGGGTCATCATCGCACCAGGTGGGGGATTCTGTGGTTGGAACGCCTCTGATACTGCTTGTTCAATAGGCGTACCCTTTTGGCGTTGGTTAATGACTGTAGAAAGTTTGTACAAAATATCTGAAGGATTTTGTCCTTGAGATGCAAGTGCTGGAATTGCTTGAGCATAAGAGGCAATAGCCTGCTTCATTGCATCACGCAAATCTTCAGTATCAACTTTTTCTTCTTCTTGTGTTGCATTAAAGGAGAATGGCATTTGACGGCGTAGGAAATCACGAGAGATTAACTTATCGCCACGAGCCTGTAATCCAAATACTAATGCACGGTTTGGGTCAAGTCCTGCCATCAATCCGTATTGAACATCAACGGTGTAATCACCATCAATATCACGGGATGGCTTATATTTGATTGCGTATGGAACTCCATTGCGTGTACCACGCAAAGT